CCGTACTACATCTCCAACTTCGAGAAGATCCCTGGCACGATGGCGGGCTACGGACTGCATGATCTGCTCGAAGATATCCAGTCGGTCGGCAATGCGTCGATCCGCTCACTGGTGAACAACCTCTCGATCGCATCGGGTCCGCAGGTCGTGATCAACGATCAAGTATTGCAGCCGGGCGAAGACGACAACATGTATCCGTGGAAACGCTGGCACGTGTCGTTCGATCCAATGATCACCGGCACGTCGAAGCCGATCGATTTCTTTCAGCCGAACTCGAACACGCAGGAACTGATGGCCGTCTACGAGAAGTTCTCGTCGATGGCCGACGACGTGAGCGCGATCCCTCGGTACATGACGGGCAACGAGAAAGTCGGCGGCGCCGGCCGTACCGCGAGCGGGCTGGCGATGCTCATGGGCAACGCCGCGAAGACGCTCCAAAATGTCGCTGCCAGCATCGACCGCGATGTGATGCGCCCGATGCTCGAAGGGCTCTACGACATGATCATGCTCACGATGCCCGGTTTCTTCCGTGGCGATGAGTCGATCGTCGTGAAGGGCGTCAACTACGCCGTGAAGCGCGAGCAGGATCGTATGCGCCAGCTGGAGTTCTTGCAGCTCACCGGCAACCCGATGGATATGCAGATTGTGGGGATGGAAGGGCGTGCGAATGTCATTCGCTCGGTCGCATCGAACCTCGGACTCGATCACGAGAAAGTTGTACCGGACGATGAAACATTGCGCGCACAGGCGCAGGCAGCGCAACAGCAACAGGCAGCGGCCCAACAGCAGCAGGGGACGGGACAGGGACCGAACGGCAATCAGCCGAAGCCGAAGAATGAGCGTGCCGGCCCCGAAGCTGCACGAGAGCAGGTCGAAGGGCAGATGAACAACAACGCTACTGGCAGCGTGGGCATGCGTGCGTAATCACACGGCACCATTTGCGAAAGCCGGACCGAGAGCGAAGCGCGCGCTGCTTCGTGATGTGCGTGCGCAAGCCGAGCAAGATATCGAGAAGTATGTGCGCGCTAAGATGCAGCCACAGCTGATCGCTGCCGGACGCGCGGCGCTGGCGAATTTCAAACGAGAGCGAGGACGATAAGATGGTCCGCAAAGTTCACAAGTACGCCGATGGTGGAAAGATCGTCAAAGAGAAGCCGCCAGTGACGGCGAAAAACATGGCTTCTCCGGGCGTGTCTGGAGCGATCAAAGATGCGATCGGCGCACTCGGCAAAGCAACTGCTCCCAAGTCGATCACGCAGCGGAAGAGCCGCATCGACAAACAAATTGAAGATGCGGGCGGCTGAGCGATTGATTGTCAAGTAGTTGTAGGGTATATCTGCACCGCATTCAGTAATCGACTGGAGAGCTTTATGAGCATCAGTGGCAAGTTCCTGGGAGAAACGAAGGGCAATCGTGATCTCCACTGCAATCTGAGCACGGGCTCGGGCGGCGGCTCCGGTGAATCTCACGAAGGTTCGCCGAGCGGCAAGTTCCTTGGCGAGACCAAGGGCAATCGCGATCTGCCGATCAACCGCACGAGCGGTACGGGCGGCGGCGCGGGCGGCAAGTACAAGGCCGGTGGAGCGAACTAACATGGCGAAGCCAGCCAAACTCGTGGAGCAGAAAATCCTCTCGGGTCTCGGCGGCGCGAAGGACGTGTCGTTCGGCGATGCGCCTCCCGAACGTCGAGCACAGGGTGACTACAGCAAGGCCGGAATCCCGAAGGTGGAGTCGGATACGTTCGACGACTACAAAGATCGGGAAGCGCGTTGGGCGCGGCAGCTGAAGACGCTGTGAAGGTCACTCCGCAAATCGCTGAAGCGCTGGTCAACCTTCGGGGCAACCGCGACTTCAAAACTATCTTGGAGGGTCTGAGGGAACACGAAGAGGAAGAACGGCAACGCTGCGTGGACGGTGAGGGCTCGGTACAGCTCCGCGCGTCTGGTGCTTCGAAAGCACTCAAGTGGTGGCGTGATGCGTTCGACTCAGCTCCCAAAGACTTCGAGAAGTTCAAACAGCAAACAATCCAACAGCAGCAAGGTAAACGAGAACACGCATGAGCGCTCTCCCCAAAGCAGTACGAGCACAAGTCGAGCGGTCGAATCAGCTTGCAACCGAGTATGTGAATTCGCTGAAGACCGGTGAGCCGCCCGCTGGCGAGCCTCCTGCCGGTGAGCCGCCCGCGACTCCGCCTGCTGCGGGAACGCCTCCTGCAACGCCCCCTGCTGCGGCGGGGACGCCTCCCGCTGGTGAGCCGCCTGCGCCACCACAGGAAGGATGGGAACAGAAATATCGTGTCCTGCAAGGCAAGTACAACGCGGAAGTGCCGCGTTTGCAGCGGCAGGTCACAGAACAGAATGAACAGCTTCGGAGTTTCCAGTCACAGTTGACTGCGACTCAGAATCTGCTCGCTTCGCTTAGCGCACAGCGGGAGACTGCACCCACTGCGTCTCAGCCGGCAACGCCGCCGACTGCGACAAAGCTCGTTAAAGACGAAGAAGTGAAAGAGTTTGGAGCAGACCTGATCGATGTCATGCGGCGTGTGGTGCGCGAAGAGCAAGCCACATTCCTGCCGGAAATCGATCGGCGTGTTGCTCCCGTTGCACAGCGCGTCAACCAAGTGGCACAAGCCACGCAGGATGTCGGTCAGCGTGTAGCGCAGAACGATCAGCAGTCAGTGCTCGCCATGCTTGCTTCGGCGGTGCCGAACTGGCAAGAGCTGAACGAGGACCCTGGCTTTTTGGAGTGGCTCGATCAAGTCGATCCGTTCTCCGGGGCGCAGCGCGGCGCACTGCTGAAACAGGCGTACAAGGCCCACGATGGTTCCCGCGTCGTGGCGTTTTTTAGTGGATACCTGAAGGAACACGCGGCTGTAACTCCGCCAGCTGCTCCGAAAACCCCTGCTGCCGCTCCGGCACCACAGAGGAATCTGGAACAGTTCGTGGCCCCCGGCACACCGAAGACCGGGGCGGCAAGCACTCAAGATGGGTCCGGTAAGCGGGTTTGGTCCCGCGCCGAAATTGGTCAGTTCTACGCCGATGTTCAAGCTGGTCGCTTCAAAGGCACCAAGGAACAACGGAAGCAGGTCGAGACCGATATTTTCGCGGCTCAGCGCGAAGGGCGCATTCGCTAACCGTTCTCTCAATCCTTGGAGTAGCAAGTCATGGCGTTTCCTGTAGGTACACCGTGGGCGGGGTCCACCCCCTCGCCTGCATACGCGGGGATTTTCATCCCCGAAATCTGGAGCGGCAAGCTGCTGGAGAAGTTCTACGCAGCAACGATCCTCGCGGCCATCGCGAACACCGACTACGAAGGTGAGATCAAGAACAAGGGCGATACGGTTCATATCCGTACGCGACCGACGATCACGATCGCCGACTACGAGTCCGATCAGGACTTGGCGATTCAGCGTCCGTCGAGCAACCTGATCGACCTGAGCATCGACCAAGCGAAGTATTTCAACCTCGCATTGGACGATGTGATGGAAGTTCAGTCCGACATCGACCAGATGGACATGTGGGCGGAAGACGCTTCCGAGCAGATGAAGATCGCCGTCGATACCGATGTGCTGGCCTATCTTGGCACCACGTCGGACATCGCCGCTGCCAACCGTGGCAACACGGCCGGTGCGATCTCCGCGAACCTGCGCATGGGCACGGCCGCATCGCCGCTGTACATCAACAAGGCAGGTGCGGGCACCGAGGCGGGCGACTCCACGTCGAACGATATGTCGGTCACGGACTTCATCGTGAATGCCGGACAGGTGCTCGATGAGTCGAACATCCCCGAAACGGGCCGCTGGATGGCGATCCCGGCGTGGATGGCTGCGATGATCAAGAAGTCGGATCTGAAGGACGCCTCCCTCGCGGGCGACGGCACTTCGATCCTGCGCAACGGTCGTCTCGGCATGATCGACCGCTTCACGCTGTATCTGTCGAACCTGCTGCCGACCCTCGACTCTGCCGTGGACACGACTTCTGTGTTCTTCGGCACGAAGGCGGCGCTGACCTTCGCAGCGCAGTTCACCAAGATGGAAACGATCCGTTCCGAGCGGTCGTTCTCCAACCTGCTCCGTGGCCTTCAGGTTTACGGCTTCCGGGTGGTGAACGGCGTCGCGATGGGTCGCGCTGTCGTCGCACGGGGCTAATCCCCTGTGACTAATGATCCCGCTGCCTTCGCCGGCAGCGGGATTTTTACGGGGGCAGCATGGCGAAGACGTGGCAGAACGTAATCGATGAAGCCCGTGTCATCCTTCAGGATTCAGAATCCCCTGAGCGGCACTCCGATACGGTCCTTCTCGCGAAATTGAATCGTGGGCTGCAAGAGCTTCGGCGCTTGCGGCCTGATGCTTTTTGGGACTTCTTCTCGGTAGACGATACGTTCCCACCTGAAGTCGTCGCCGTCGATCCCACTCCTGACACTGACCCCGATGAGTTCGATGAACTCGAAGACGGGCAGATTGCACTGAGTGCAACGTTCAATCTCGATCTGATGTTCTATACACCGTTGGTGTATTGGGTCGCATCGAGCGCCGAGCTGGTGGACGATGAATTCACCAATGACGGTCGTGTCGTGCTTCTCCAAAACGCATTTAAGAACATGGTGGTGTCGTTGTGAGCACTGAAACCATCAGCGTTGAAGGCTCCGGGCACGAGTGTGATGCGAAGCTCGACACGTGGCTTCGTGACATGCTCGTGGCAACTCCTGGCTGCCTTCCGAAAGTCCGCAAGCGCGCGCTGATTCTCGCTTGCCGGGAGTTCTTCGAGCAGTCGGCGGCTTGGCGTGTGACGATTGGCCCGAAGCGGCTGGTCGCGAACAAGAAGCGCTACTACATGAGCCCGTACGACGCTTACGCAAACGTGGTGCGCGTGTTTGCTGTCGAGTACAACGGCACACCACTGCATGCGCTTACTGGCCGTCCTTCGGGCGTCGAGCCGGATGCTTCGAGTCCGATCTATTACTACCTCGAATCGCCGGATCAAGTTCGCTTGTGGCCGCAGTCGTCAACGACGATCGACGACGCGCTGGTTTTTCGTGTCGCGCTCATGCCCAAGCAAACAGTCACACACCTGCCGCGCATCGCCTCAACGCATTTCTATGATGCGATCTACGATGGCGCAGTCGGCCGACTGTTCTCGCAGCCTGCAAAGGCTTACTCCGACCCGATCCGCGCGCAGTACCATTTGAACCGCTTCCGAGCGGCAATTGGTAAGTACGCGGGGCAGGCGAAGGGCAATTTCTCCGGCGCACCCACGTGGCAGTATCCAAGGTTCGGGAAGTGAAACGTGGAGAGTCAACTCTACCCATACGCACGCGAGTTGTTCGCCACCGCGCAGCTTGATTGGCGCGCTGGTGTGATGCGTGCGGTATTCCTGCCGTCGTCGTACGTTCCGAATTTCACCAATCAGTTCCTGAGTCAGATCCCCGAAGCGGTGCGTATCGCGATCTCCGAAGAGATCGACGGCCGCACGGCGACGAACGGGCTCTGCTACGGCCTGCCAGCGAAGTTCCCGTTGCTGTTTGACAATCGATTGGTGTCACAGGCGGTGATCTTCAAAGACACAGGTGTGGAGAACACATCGATCCTCGTTGCATATATCGGCGAAGAAGGACTGGTGAACGAGCCCTTTCAGCCGATCGGGTTTGATTACTACATCTACCCGAACGTTGCCGAAGGAGGGTTCTTTCGGCTATGAGCGGCCCATACTTCACGATCACTGATGTAGGCTGCATCAACGGATCGCAGATTAACCAGACAGGGCTTCCGATCAATGGGTTCGGTGGCTCAGCAAATCTCTTCGTCGATCCGTTCCTCGACGAA